CGAGAACGCCCTGCCTAACAGCGGAAGACACCGACACCAAGCCCGCAGAGGATACCATCCACATATCGGAACCCACCCGGGCGAACGCGCGGGGGGATACGGGGGGCGCCGCCTTCACGCGCGCGACCAAGTTCCAATCCGCAGCATCTCCCGGATTTAGCCCGCCGTACAAAACAAGCTCTCCCGTCGTGGTGGCGATGCAGAGAGCATCGTTGGTGTTGAACCCAGCATCTATTGTCAGCGTCAGCATGGCCGAAAGTGAGCCCGTGATATTGCCCAGCCGGGATAGCGGGAATCTGACCAATGCCCCCGAGACTGCCCCAACCCCGCCGTAATAAAACTCCAGAGGGCCGCTCGTCTTCCAGAAATACAGCCGGTCGTGGTGTGCAATCACCCCGTCGAAGTCATTGATCGCCACGCCGGTTGAGACCGTCAGGCTCATTCTTGAGAACGTCGCGCCATCAAATATGATTGGAACGTCATAGCCCGAAGCAATGACCATCTGGCTGCTGATGTAGGTAATTGCCACACGCCCCGTGGTGTACTGCGGGATCGCGTCAATGACCGTGCCGTCCTCGTCCCTGGCTGTCAGCGTCGATGTCGTAACTTCCACCGTGATCTGCGAGCCAGCGAACTCGAAAGGCACGCGCTGCAGGGTTTCTGAGGCTGCCGTAAGCTCGGCCACCTGGTGGCGCACAGACAGGGATGTGCCGTTGGTCTGAAAGTTCAAGAGTTTTGAAGCGAATGCTGGCGATAGCTCGGCGTTCTCTGCCTCAATAAACAAGCCCTTGGATGGAAGGGTAACCGGCACATCACGGGCTGGAACTCCCCCACCCCTGCGCTGGGATTTTCTCTGCTGGCGAAACCTCATGCCCATCAGGACACCAGCCAGCGGCCACCACCAAGCGGGACAACCTCGTCGCCGGGTCGATCATCGCCGATGCGGAAGCTGCGGGCACCACCGGCATCGTCGACCAACTTGGTTTCCATCTCTGACTCATACTCTGCAGCAATTTCCGCGTAAGGTTCACCCAAGGCGCGCTGTAGGCGCCACGACATGCCAAGGGAGAGAATGTAATCATCATCGAAGGCGCAGAGATCATCGTCGTCGGTAAATTCGGCGCGGCGCACCTGCGGAAGTGGCGCGACCGCCGACAATGGATTGAGCCTGCGAAGGATTTCCTCGGGACTATCCGGCCAGGTCGCGGCATCCCAGCCATCGGTTCCCGTATCCCAAGTTCCATCAGTGGCTTCATTGGTCACGATCACTGACGGGTCAGTGATATTCAACCAGCCATCGCGCGCCACCACCGGCGAATTGGTCATTAGTGGATAGCTGGCCAGGTCATAATCACCGCTGCGAATTGCGGAAACCACCGGATATCGGCTGATGTACTCGATTGCCACCAGTTCGGCAGAGCTCGGTGTTGGTTCAATGAATAAGGCGTTATTGCGAATGCGCCAGCCCATCGGGGCCGCGACTGCTTGCCCACCAAAAACCCAGCGCGCCCACGATTGCGGGGTGGCAGGGCCGACAAGGCCAAGCACCCAGCCGTTGCGCTGTTCGGTGTTTGGGATAATGCGCAGGAAGTCGGGCGGCATTGGATATGCGAACCGATTTGGCAGAAGCGAGAATACCCATGTTGAGTGAAATTCGCTCAAACCTTCCCAGCGATTTGACCGCATGTACTCGCGCAGGGTGTCTTTCGCCGCGTGGCGCAGAGCCTTGGCGATCCGGTCGTTGGTGCCAAACAGCGTTGTGGGAGCGGGCGCAATCGAGTCGCGCTCCGCTGCTTCCTGAGCTATCGCGAGGATGGTCCTTGCCATGCTGGGTTACGACGCCAGAGGGTTTTCGTCGGCGTTCAGGTCGTCATTGCCGGTTGCCATGTCGCCCCCGCCGAAAATTCCGTCGTTGGAATCCAACTTGTGCGAAAGGCCATCATCAACCGCCATTGGCTGCGGGCCTTCTGTCGACACGGCACCAGCCTTTCCTGTGTTGGCTCCGGCATCCACACGCGATTGCAGCAATAGATTGTTCTGCGTCAGCGCGGCAATCTTGCGTTCCATTTCGGAGTTTTGCGCCTTGAACCGGGCTTCCATGTCCGCGAGGTCGATGACATCCTTGCCATTGTCGCGGCAATCAAGCCATTTCACGGCCAGCCCGCGCGCATGCGATATCTCCATGCCGAGTTGGGTGGCCTGATCCTCGCTGATATGCACCATGTCCTCGACCGAGCGCAGGCCATTGAGGGTCAGCAGTGCGATCTGCGATTGGCTGATGCCCGGCAGTTCCATCAGAGGGGTTCCTGATGTCGGAACGTCCTCGTATTCCTTGAACATGGCAAACTCATGGGGAAACTGCGCGCGTGCCTGATCCTCGCTGATTTCGGAGTGCGCAATGGTGTATTTGTCTCCGATTGGCTGCTTGGCCACGCACAGACGGGTTTCCAGCTTGCCGTTGAACTCGGGGTCAACGGTCCGCAGCCTGACGCGCGCATAGAAGAACTTAACGTACAGGCCCCCGTTGCCGTGGACGGAACCGAGGTGCGTACTCAGGTCGCGGTCTGAAAGATTTCTTGAGATGTTGGGGTTGGCGTTCATGGGGGGTCAACTTTCGTCAGGTCGGTGTGGGAGCACCTGGGCCATGACAGCCCAGGTCAGTTATGTGCGGCCCTGCAATTAGGTCTGCAGGACGCCGTTCAGCATGCGGTTGTCGATGTAGAAGTTGCCCATCCCCGCGATGATGACCGTATCCGAGTCCTCGGTCAGCGGGCGGCGAGGTCCACCAAGAACGACGTTGTTCCGCTTCTTGTGCATCTTCAGGCCCAGCGTGTTGCAGTTCAGGAATTTCATCCCGACCGGCGCATAGCCGCCTTGACCGCCATCTGCCACAACAGGCACTGCCTCGAACATCAGGTTGGTGAAACCGGCGTTGGCCAACTTTGCATCCATGAAACGCTGTTGCGCCTGCAGGGATTGGCTGAAAATCGAATAGTAAGTGTTATCCGAAAGGATCAGGTTGGTTTTGTCGGTGCCACGGCAGACCTCAAGGTAGAGGTTCAGCATGTTGGCGTAGATGTTCGCGGTTGTCGGCGTGCCACCGGAGGAACGCTTGTTGTCCCACCATGTATAGGTTGTCGAGTTGATGCCCCCGACCGTTGCGCCTGCGGCTGCGGCAACCTGTAGCGCAAGGCCACCGAACTCCTTGCCCGATGATCCGGTCCCGTCGCCGTGGGCGGATTGGTGCATCTGGTTTTCGATGGTTTTTTCCGCGTGCAGGGTGCGGGTGGCCATCATGTCGATAACCTGCTCCTGACCGTCGTTCTGGAGCATTTCCAGACCGGAGATCGAAACGCCGCAAGCATACTGCTTCCACGGGAACTCAGCGGACGACAGCACTTCCTGCCCGGCGACATTCAGAGTCTCACGGCCCTGATACCACTGGAAGTTCGCGTTCTCGGTCCCGATCATCAGCGGAGCAGTGATAACGCGACCACCGCCAATGGTGCCGATGCGCTTCCGGCGCCGCAGCTCGTGATAGAGAATATTGTTGCGCGAAACAGTATCGCCGATATTCTTCAGGCGGTGCGACAGCGTTGCCGTCGCAATCTCGCCCCAGTTTGGATTCGCCGCCATGACTTGATCTCCTTTGGCGTTTCCCGGTTAGCCAGATTGCGCGGCGAGAGCGTGTCGAACGACCTCGCGTATATCCGCGTCCGCTGACAGTGCGGGTTGACGGGCGCCACTAGGGCCAGAACCGTCGATTGATTTACTTGCAAGCCGGGCCTTCGTGGCGGCGGCGGTCTTCTTCTGAATCTCAGTTTGCACAGGGTTAGCCGTTTGTGCGGCGGGATTCGGATTGAAGGATGATTGCACGCGGCCCAGAGCATCATTGTAGAAGCGGTCGAGGTCCGCGACAGTGACGGGCGTCTGGGTTGCGGCAAGGTGGTCGCGCGACATCTGGGTAATGTGCGGCTGTAGAATGTCGAAGTGCGGGCGCAGAGGTTTGCCCTCGCCATCAACGGCACTGACAAAAGATGCCAAGTCGTGCTGTGCTGTGCGCAGCGCCTGGATTTGCGGGGTGTCGGGGCCGAACTCAGTCTTGGGGGCCTGCCCTGCCTCCAGTTCCGCAATCCGCTTGTTCGCGGCGACCAACTCAGGATCAGCAAACGGGTCGTCGTCGTCGTCGTCGTCGTCGTCCGTTTTGGCGGCTGTCAGTTTCATTCCAAGCAAGCCCGCGGCCTTTTCCAAGACGGCCTTGGGATCGGACCCAACCTGCGTTGCCACCCATGCAAGGTATTCGTCGGGCTTGGTTTGGGCGAAGCTGTTCAACTCGATCAGCCGGTTCATCGCGGCTTCCGGCGTGGTTCCGTGACGGTCAAGCTCTGCCTTATGGGACGCGAATGGGGCGAGAACCTTGGCGGCGCCATCGAGGCGGCGCGATACTTCGGCGCGGCGATCATCGGGGAGACCGTCGATCAGCGCGTCAATCTGTGTGGTGGCGAAATCAGGGGCGTCATCGGCCTTCGCTGCTTCGTCGTCATGGGCGGCCTCGGATTTCGCCTCGGCCTTCTTGGGCTTCTTTGGCCCGTCAATCTGAGCGTCCGCAGCAACATCCTGCCCCTCGGCCTGCGCTACGGTTTCGCGCTCGCCGTCCTCGGTGTCAGGCAGTGGCTTGCTGTAGTCGGTGCCTTCATTGGCGTCATCATCTTCGCCGGGGCTGGCGGCAATCTGGTCGCGGATGAAATTGGAGATATCGTCGCCGGGCTCGTCGGTTTCGTCGTCAATGTCCGGTAAGGTCTGGTCTTTGTCAGCCATGGTTCAAGCCTTTTTCTCAGGGGGTCTTTGTCGATCCCCTGAGAGTGGCTTACTTTGGCTGGGAGGTGCGGCGAAATGCTCTGCTATGCTGTAGTCGGCTGGCGATAACCTCATCTTGGGTTGAGAACGTCAGTTCGGTTGCGGTATCGGATGGCACCACGGGCACGCATTCACACGTCAGGTTTTCGGTAATACCAGCCAACGCCAAGCGTCGGCTCGAAAACCTCTGGCTGCAAGGTAGAGACCTCCTAAAAGCCTCGAACACCGATGATGGCGCAACCACCACGGCGTCCCTCGGTTGCGGCATACGTGAACGAACGAAGGTTCTGATGACTTTGAAGTCGGGGTTGTGGGCGTCTATTGTGAGCCTTGGCTCAAGGTCTGGATCAACTCTAATATGGGCCATTTCGGTTCTCCCTGGGGGTTATTGGCTGATCGCGATGCCTTCGGTTGCAATATCAGCAGTGCCACCAAGGTCGGTCTCGCCCACGCGCTCGGTGACTTTGAGGTCAGGTGAGATGTTGGCGGGATCGGTCTCGGCAAACCGCTTGAAGTCCGCAACGTACTGGTCGACGTTCTTGCGCTTATCCACCCATGTTGGCTCGTTGCTGATGCCCTCGGCATGTTCCACCAGGTCGTTGCGCTTCATGTACTCGCGCTTCTCATGCCGGTTCATGATTGTCTCGGCGGTGTCGAGGCGACCTGTCGTGAAGGCTTGGAACACCGGCGCGACCATTGGAGCGTCCAGTAGTTGCGGCGGCGTGTCGATCGGTGGTCTGCAATTATGAGGGATCGGGCGGGACCGGTCGTGCCAGTCACCGCAGGATTTGCACAGACGGCTACGCATTGGCGCGCGGCGGTTTGGTTGCTGCCTTGACGCCCCACATCGCCCCATCCTCGATATGGGTCATAGCGAGGGACTTGGCGCGACGCTTTTCCCCATCAATGTGAAGGATTCCATCACTTTCGATGCTTTCAATCAAGTCAATCAGGTCGGCGGCCTTGCGCTTGATCTCGTCTACAATGCCCATTTCGCTCGGGTTGAAGGCAATCCCAACTCGGTGTTCGCCAATGGTCTGTTTCATCTTGGGGGGTCTCCTTGGGGTTATTGGGGCTGCATCATTACACGTTCAAAATGACTCCCCGATACGATCAAGTAACTGTTGCTGGACGTGCGGTGGAAGGCGTCCGAACTCATCTCGCGCGCGCTGTTTGTCCTCGTCGCTTAACGCCGTGTTTTGGGATAGTGCGTTCTCCACTGCGGGATTTGATCCTGCGGTCGGGGTCATCATGTCGGTAAGTTCTGGATCGAACCCCATTGGGGCATCAAACTCCATCGGCCTGAAAAGTTCACCCCCTACGTCATAAAAAGGGTTCCCCTTCCCGTCGCCAACCTTCTGAGAATCCCAATACATATTGGCATCATTCTCCCTCCGCCCGGAAGGCAAAGTTAAAACATCTCCCTCGTGAGGAATCCCTATCGGTAGCATTCCCGGAGATTGGTTCATGTGAGGTGGAGATTTTGGACGGCCACCCGGCGTATAGCTGTGTGGGCCAGCGCGGTTCGTCTCGGTGCCATACGATCCGCTCGCCCCGCCAAGAGGTGGAGCCATCATTTGAAGAAGTTCTGAAAATTGCCCCATACTCACACCTTACTTTCCTTTTTTAACATATTGAGAGAATCCAGTAGAAAGCGGAAACTCCCGGTGTCTGGATAGTCGAACCCATCATTAGACCCTCTTCTCGGGGAATCAGGTAAGGGGATGTTGTTAAATTCGTCCGACCACATATCCATTCGATCACGGTTCGCCCCGTAAAACCTCTCCGCCTGCGCACCATCGGCAGAGTTTGGTTCAATATACGTGTTTTGTGAATTGATGTGGGGGCGTGGAGCCACCGCACCGATAGGTTGAACACCAGGTAAACCCTCCGGCTGCATCATCATTTGCATGAGCTGTTGCAGCATCTGGGGGTCAATCTGCGGGCCTTGGTCCTGCGGCAGCATTCCCGGCGAGGGGGCCATTTGCGGCATAGCGCCCGGCGCGCCAACCACGTTCGGCTGCGCGCCGTATGGATCAACCTGGCCCATACCTTGCGGCACAGCAGGGTCTTGCGGCATCATCGCCTGAAGCAGTTGTTGGATTTGCGGGTCCATTTTGGCCTCACTTTGATGTTGCGGGTGCCGGGATCGGCGGTGGTGGGGTATTCGCTGCGTCGGCGGCCATCTTCGCGCCGTCCTTGACCAGATCAACACCCTTGAGCTTAAGCTGAAACGCGCGATCCTTGTCGTTGTCGGCCATATCCATCTCTTTGATGAGCTTTTCAACCTCCCCCTTGATATTGGCCACCTGTATCTGCGTATCCTCGGGGGCCTGGCCTGTCGGCTCGTCGGGCATCGAGGATATCATTGATTCCAGCGTGCGCGATTTCGGGAAGCCTCGGACGCCGAACAGAAGCAGTTCCTTCATCACCTTGAAGTCAAACTGACCAGACTGCGCCATGGGTGCGATCTGCTGAACGAAGGTGGCGAAACTGCCAAGGAACTCGACACGAGCCTCTTTGTCGGCCTGCTCGTCGGCCAGCACCGTTGATTGCCTCTCGATCGTCACAGTGATCTTGCGCTTGAAATCATCCCGCAACCGTTTCAGGACAGCCTCGTAGGATGTTTCGGGGATCTTCTGCTTCGGCGGCTCCGGCGGCGGGGGTCCAACTTGGATACCGGCCTGCTGCGCCATCTGATGTACCTGCATGTCTGCTGGTATTGCTGCTGGTTCTGCTGCTCTTGCGCCACCATGGCCTCGCGTTCCGCCTCTGTCATTGGCAGGTCCAGACCGCAGATGTCTGCGATTGTCTCATCATCGAAGTGTTCCAGCCCGATCTCAAGCATCAAGCGGATCACATCGCGCGCATAAAAAGCCATTTCACGCTGCCGTTCGGCAAGGCGCAGGCCAGCGTACCGGCCCTTGATTTGCTGCGCGGTGGCGGTTTCATTCGGATCGCCTTGGGCGCGCATCACGTCAGACACGCCCGACGCCTCGAACATCGCATCCTTGGCTTGGTTGCGCAGCAAGAGCAGGGCGTTGATTGCCTCGATCATCGCCTGCAGTGGTAGCCATTGGATGATATTACCGCTGCCGCCTTTTTCCATGAGTGCTATCCACTCCTGGACTGGCACCATCTGGTTTTCACCGGAGAGGATTTTCTTAATCTCATCTGTCATCGTTCCTGGGAACAGGCCGGAGACGGAAATGACTTTGAGGATCGTGCGGATTTTCTTCGTCGCAATCTCAATCTCGGTCGCGCGGTTTTCGTAGTAACGGATATCGGGGCGTGGCGTCAGTTCGTCGTTTTTAGTCGAGGCGAGCAGCGGCTTCGGGCATGGATAGAACTTTTCGAGCTTCAGGAAGTCCTCAGACCGATCGAGAACGTCGTCGGTGTATCCTGCGCACCACCAGATGATCTCGCCAGATTGCTTGTTCTGGATTTCCCAAACCATTGTGGTGTCGAAAGGGCTGTTTGTCAGAGCGCCGGTCTCGTTATCTGCGACGGATGATCTGTTGCGATCCCGATCATCATCACCGGGCGCGCGGCTGGCATCGGTCAGGCCCTTGGTGTCGAATGATATGCTCGCAGCTTTTTCCTCGCCAAAACGATCCTCGATATCCTTGCGCGTCATCGGGTTCTCAAACGCCAGCCACGGCATTTTGTGCCACGACGACGCGGGGGCCAGTAATGTGCGCTCCCACGGCGAGTAATTGACCGACACATCTTCGCTGGTCTTGACCTCTATCGTGACCGGCTGGCCCGTCATCGGGTCCATGATCTCAATATCGGCGAACTCTGCGGAATAACTGACGCGCGCGCCGCCACGACCGGCGATCAGCCAGTCATCGCGCGCGCCCATCATTGCGTTGTCAAAGTCGGTGGTGTCGATGAAAAACTGCGCCATACGCTGGCCGACCTCCGCTGACATCATCGCGGTCTGGTCGGTGCTGTTGCCGTCACCACGGAAGCGGCGCCGGATAAGCGGTTGCGGCGTGTCAGAGTACACCAGGGGGCGCAGAACATCGACGGTCGCGTGGATCAGGCTGACTTTATCGTCAATCTTGTCCAGCTCGCTGATGTCGGTGCCCCGGTTGCCATCGTCATTGTCGGGCCCGAAATACATCTGCTCGCTTGATTGCGCCTCTTTGCGAAACCGGCGCTCATGCACGAGTGCCGCAGTAAGTTGCTTGTTCCAGAACTGCCACGCCTCAGATGATCCGGCATCTTGGGCTTCCTGATCCGTCTCGGGCGAGTCCCTGATGTTGTCTCGCACGGGCTCATAAGGCACGGTGGGATCACCCTCGCGCGCGGCGGCAGTCGACGGGACGGTCTTGCGGGTGTCAGGCACACGTCACCTTGAGCGGTAGGTGGGCATGGATTGGGCACCCGAATGTCAAAAAGAACTCGCCAGTCCCAGCATCCTGATCGCCGGAGCACGGGCAACCTACAGCCCTCGCTTCGGCAGATCCCGGATCAAGCCTCCTAGCATCCTCCCTTTTTTTAAGCTCAAGTTCAGTTGGCGCGCCGCGCGGGTAAATCTCGCTGGGGGTGTCCATCTGTGCTTACTCCTGATCCTGCTGGCTCTCGTGTCGAGAGAATAGCTCATTGAGGGTCTCCCCGTGCGGCGATTTCTTCTTATCTGGACGCTTTCCGGCAATAACGCGGTTCAGGAAGCGCCCAAACAGAGTAGCGGCGTCGACCGTATCGTCGTGCTTGCCAGTCGGGAATTGCAGCAACTCTTTTTCGAATGCCTCCATGTTGGCCAGCAATTCGGGCCCGACCTCGGCGGGCTTGGGCAGGAACATCTTACCCATGGCCGCCATGCCGAGCAGGGAGTGCGCGCGCTGCTCTTTCGATGTCGAACTGGTCATCTGGACGCGGTTCACGAATACGGCCTCTTGGCGCATCTGGATTTCGAGGAAGGGCCCGACCGATCCAATGATCTGCCCGGCTTCTTCCACGGCGCGCAGTGGGTTCCACTTTTTCACAAGAGCAATGAACGCATCCACCCACTTGTTGCTTTCAGTCCGCTTGCGCCACATGTCGAGAAGGTAGATATTCCAGTCCTGATCCACACCCCAGACCATGTGCACGGTGTAATCAGGATCGGGCGCACCCGCTTCGTCCTTCGTCGCATAGTCCGATGACGTGTAGATTTGCAGGGCTGTCAGATCGAGGCTGGCCTTCGAATAGCGTTGGATGTGGTCCCGATTGAACATCAAGCCTTCGTCGGGGCTTGGCCGCTGCTGGAACAGAGACGCCCAAATATACCCGCCGCGCTTTCTGATTCCGCCCCAAGCCGTTTCACCCCACATCGACGGCCAGAGCCATTCGCCAATCTTGCGACCGACCGGATCA